TCACTCGACACACATTGCCTTCTGCTCATACGTGCCAAACTGATAATCGGCCGTCAGTTTCCCGTCATGCTCAAGGGAATAGACAATCGTCTGGTCGTCATTGAAGCAGACAGTCCTTGTGTCGATCTGCCGGCAGTTGAGGCGCTTGTCGGTGGAATCAAGCAAAAGCGACGTTCCGTCGAGGTCGATCTGAAATTGATGTCCGGCCATGTCGATCGGAACCCCCTTCGACTGGTAGACCGTGCAACGAAAAACTTTGGCTGACGCGAGAGACGGGAACGCTGCAATTGCCAATGCTGCGAACACCCAAAAGCAACGGATCATTTTCCCCTCACTTTCTCGCTTGGTAATGCATTGCGCCCTAGTGCCAACCGGTCAAGCGATGATCCTTTGATCGCGGCAGACCATGCAAGCTCGAATTGCCTGGCCGCGCGTAGTGACGTTGCCTCGCTGCCGCTGGTCCGGCCGATGTTGCGGCTAACCTCGCTGCCGCCGGCAACAAGCGACCAGAACCAAGTGCCGTCATCGCGCCGATAGACGCGACCGACGGGACCGTCAAAGCCGCCGGCATGGGCTTCGAAATCGGTCGATGCGTGGTTCAACGCTCGCCAGTCCAGGCGCAAGGGCATAGCGCCGCCGTCGGGTGCCCGTCGTGGCTCCGTCATTGTTCTCTCCGGTCAGTTGATGCGCCGAAGATTGCCATCGGAGCCGGAGGACCGTCAAGGATTTTGTTCCTACTTTGTTCCGGCAGGCTTTCTTCTGTATGCTCGCCATATGGTTCCGAAACTGATTCGTGTTGGGAAGGAGAGATTTTGAGATGAGCATCGTTCGAAACGGCACCATGAAGCTGGTTCGCGAATGTGAAGTCGGCGACTTCATAAAATTCCGAGAGGACGGCGCAACCATCGCCGGGTTCGTCATTCGGTCTGATGACGGTGACGTTTCGGTGATCACGGCGCATCCACCCCATGACGGGTTGCCAACGTGGTGGAACGTCGGCGCGCCAACCGTCTTGTCATACGGTAACGGCTGGCGCATGGAACCTGTTATCGGAATCGATCCGTGGGAAACAGCCAACCTCGCGCCGGGAATGCTCTTGCTGCTCCCCGACGCTGACGTGCTCGCGTTTAGCCGCGACGGCCGCAACCCAGTGTTGGAAATGCTCGACATGAGAACGTGGCGCGCGATCCAGCGCAATCCGGGTCGTGGCGTGATCGTTGGCCGCTGGCGCGTATGGGCGAGCGAAGAGGAACGCCTACGGCCGGGTGCTACACCAGTGTTTGAGTTCCCGGCTGCATGAATGTGAAAGCCCGCCGGGTTAGCGGCGGGCTTTGTTGCGTTGAGCTGCGACTGTCCCGTCAGTCAGTGGTCACCTTCACAAGGCTCCTCGCCGAGCACGACAGTCGTCGGGATAACAGTGTCCTTGTCGATGCAGGCAACGTTGTCGTCGGCATAGACGACTTCGCCGTGATGTTTGGCAACCACGCAGCGCTCGACTTCGTCAAGGATCGTGGACGCGATCCAAGACCAGTCCGGCATCGGGTCATCGTGACATTCCATCAGCCGCCGTTCTATGAACATGAGCAACTGTCCGCGCCCGTCGCCGACGATCGCGTTTTGGGACTCAATATTATTCATGCTATATGTCCTCGCCCGATGGGCGTTGAAGTGAAGATTTTGAACGTCTGCATTTCATCCGGCATGGCCAAGCGCGAACTTGGCCGTGCCGTTTCCACTTTAGGCTGTCTGGTTCGTCAATCCTCCCCCTTTAGTTCGTAGACCGGCACGTCGCGCCGGACACTCTTGTCCAGCCGCTCGGCGAGCCTGTTGAGTTTCACCAATTCGCCTAGAATGCGGCGGCGCTCCTCCGGCGTAGCTTCGTCCGCGAGCGCGTGAAGACGTTCCTCCTCTTGCTCGATTGCCTCCCGTTTGTATGAGCTGATCACACCGGCCAGCGCAGCCGCCGCGTCGAATAGGCAACCAACGATCAGCTCGGCCCGGCCGATCGAGCCAATTCGCCCTTCGAATACTTCAGGGTAATCGCGCTCGATGTCGCCACTGTGCGACTTCGGGCCGCTGTCATCCTCGAATTCCAAGACAGGAAACCCGGCAATGTCCAACGCCATATCGACGCTGATCCTCTCACCGTGATTCTTGTAGAACTCGAAAAATGGCTCCTGCTGAAACTCCCGGGTCATGTCCGGAGCGTGCTCCAACATCTTCTTTTGGCGTTGCCGAGAAAGCCGTTTCCGTTCTGCCGCTGTAAGAGCCATTGGGGTGCGTCTCCGTGACTGTGACGTGACATTTACAATGTCACGTCACGATTGCAAGAGGCCGGCGACGATTTTTTCTGCTCACGCCGCGTCTAGCGCGGCCATAACCGGGTCAGGCTGAAGGCTCGCCGGCCACACGCCGGCCACCTCGCCAAGCACTTCCATTACCTGCGATGCCGGGTCATGGAACGGGTTCGGCTCGATGCCCACCAGGGCCGCGACGAGCCGGTGATAGATTTCGTCAGTGATGTAGAATTCCAAGGAAAACCCTCCGATTCAGTAAGTTGCACCGGAGGTATGAATCAGCGGATTCTTTCAGGTCTTTAGGCCAGATGCGGCGATCAATTGGCCATAAGTAAGCAATTACTTATCTATTCTTGGAGAAAAAAAGGCGCTTCAGTGCTAGAGAGCTGAAGCGCCTTTAGACAGAGGGAGAATGTCAGGCTCGTGATGCCAAAAAGCCTGACGCCTACGATATAGCGGTCTGGTCGCCGGGAAGCAGAAGAATCGCAACCTTGCCGGCGAATTTCGAAGCGCAACAGCCCTTGCTCGCTTCGCTCGCCTGCGCGGCCTTCGGCCTTGCCGCGCTTCGCCTTCGGCTCGCGCGTTGGTGTTTGTTCATTTGGGATTTAATTCCCACCTGCGGTAATGAGCTATCCCCCCCCTGTAGGAAATGGACGATATACGACAGTCGATTTCCTACGTGAGGGGGAAGCGTTCGACGGTTCTGCGTCTAAAGAGAGTTCGTAGCCACTAGCGCCAATCAAGCGCGGAAGGCGGTCATCATTGACCTTCCGTAAGGCCGTATCCCGGTTCTTTCGAACCATGACGGTAATCACCCCTGACGAGCACGTAACTCAACAGGCCAGGGGCATCGTGTTGTCCTTGCACAATCTAGGCTTTTGACAGAGCACGAATCTTTGGTTGTGAAACTTTCGCGAAGCCATGCAGCTTCGCCCGGCGCGAGTTGGGATCGTGTTGCAAGGTCCAGCTCCTGCTGGGTGCCGACGCGGCCAATCTCCGGTGTGCGCTCTTGGAACGCGGATGACGGTCCTGTATCCCGTCAAACCTTTACGGACGCGGCATGGCATCGACCATGCCCCAAGAGATATATGGCCCGCCAGCGGTGATTAGTCGCTGGCGGGTTCCCAAGGCCGTGAGAACGGCTTCTCTCTATCCGCTGCCCACAGTATAGCAGGAATGTCGCCGCAAGTTCTGATTATCTCCCGCCCCTCTGGTTTCCGACGTTGCCGGGCCGGCTTGCGCGGCGCAGCTCATCGCTTACAACGCCGCGCATGGTCGCTTCCATCTGTCGCGCCATCTGCCGCGCCAAATCTGCATTCTGCTCAGGCGTGCCGGCCGAGCCGTTCACCGTGATTGGCGCGCTGATGGTAATCGCCTGGGCAACGCCGCCCGGCGCAATCGGCATGGCGGTGTTGCCGACATAGCCGCCCGTCGCGAAGCCGGGCAGGTTGTCGTTGTTGACGGCTTCCAACAGCGCCCGGTGTTTCGCAGTGGCGCGCGCATTCACGACATACTCGCCGTCGGAAAGCCGAGCGGGAATGCTATCCGACGTTGACGTGCCGGGGCCACGAACAAGACCACCATCGGCAAAGCCGAACAGCGCGCCTATCAAGCCGCCGACGGCTCCAATGCCGCCACCGCCACCGCCGCCGTCCTCTTTGCTACCACCGCCGAACAGCCCGGCAAGCGGCCCGTCGCCAAGAATGAGCGCTTGAAAGGCGGCCCTGATCAGGGCATCAATGACGCCTTTCAAGGCTTCCTCGACAGACTGAGTGCCGGTCAAGATGCCCGACAACGCGCCGACGGCCTGCTCACCGAAGAACCTTGCCGTCTGGGCAGCGTCTTCCTGCCCTTTGGAATAGCGCGCCGTCTCGCCTTCCGCCTGCGCCATGCCCTGCGCGAGCTGGTGAATCTGCGCGCGCTGCTGCGGCGTAAGCTGGATGTTCTGGCGCTGCGCGTCGTTCAACATCTGCTGTTCGTAGCGCAGTGCGGCAGCGGCGGTTGTGGTCATGTCGAGCGCGCCGCGCTCCTGCTGCTGCTGGGCGGTGAACTGCTTCGAACTGGCTACGATCTCCGCATAGGCCTTCGCCTGCTCACGGGCCTGTTCGATGTTCGCGGCCTTGCCGGGATCGATCGCCGGCATGCTGACGGATGCGCCGTTGTAAGCATTTCTGATCGTGGCATCGTCAACGCGGCGCAGCCCTTCCCACTCGTTGCGCAGCCCACCGACGTCGTTCCCGCGCTGCCGCAACAGCTCTTCGGCGAGACGATCCTGCATTTCCTTGTCGAAGAATTCACCGCCCGACAGGCCAAGCTGTTCGCGTAAGCCGCGCAACGTCGTCTGCGTAATCTGGAAACGGCCAAGCGCCGACGAATTGTAGGTATTATCGGGATGGCGCAGCATCTGCGACTGCAACGCGTCAATCTGGTCCAGCGTCATGGTGACGAGCGTCCGGTCACCACCGGTGAACGCGCCATAGGCCAGCGTTTCGTTGTAGCCGCGCCCTTTGTCGGTGCCTTCGGCGAAGCCGATCAAATCGAGCATGCCACGGCTTGCGGCTTCGCTGACATCCTTGGACGCCATTGCCGACAAAGCGCGATCACGTAGCGCGTTCGCCTGATAGACTTCGCCCATGGTGCGCGCCTTCTGAAGCGCCGCCCGGTAGATCGCGTCTATGCGGGATCTTGCGTCCAAGATCCGGAGCTGGTCAGCAAGTTCCGGGATCTCGGCTTTCAGGGCGCGAATGGCGTCGGTGTAGCTCTTCAGGCCGTCAACGGCGCTGGTGCCGGCCGTGCCAGTGCCTGTGAGCGCCGAATTAAGCGTGCGCACGTCGGGTGCTGCTTCCTTCGCGGCCGCGCCGGTATCGGTGTGCTGCTTGTCGAGCGCGCCGAGCACACGCTGTTCGAGTGCCGACAGTTCGTCGGACTCTTTCTGCAACTCTTGCAGGCGTTCGAGTATCGAGGTTTCGCCTACGCCGTGGCCAAGGTAGCCGTCGCCAATGCCGGTCTCGCCAGCGGCCTGCGCTTCCTTCAGCTTCAATATCTCGTTTTCGATTTCGAGCTTGCGCTGGCCGATCTCGGCAAGGCGATCACCTAGCGAGCGGCTGGACTGTTCTTCGATCGCGTTAAGGCTATCCCACCAATCGGCCATAGCGCCGGCGGTGGAAACAATGGCGAGCTTCACTTCGGTGTCGATTGTGGAGGCGATTGCCTTGAACTTCCGGTCGATTTCATCGGCGCGGCGGATCACGTCATCGTCCAGCACGACGCCAAGCCGATGGGCCTCATCGATCTGCTTGCGGATGCCGGCCGCGCCCTGGTCCAGAAGTTCAACGAAGCGCTCGCCGGCCGTGCCGCCGAATAGCTCATCGGCGATACGAATCTGCGCCGCCCGGTCAAGCTGCTGCAACCGGCCGATGATCTCGACAAGCAATGCAGACGGGTCTTTCAGTTTGCGCTTCAGCTCGTCGGCAGTGTAGCCGAGCCGCTTGAAGGACTCGGCAGCGGCACCGCCACCGGTGACAATCCATTCGTCGGCACGGAGATTCAGTTCCTTGATGCCGTCGGTGAGCGCGTCAACGGAAATGCGATTCTGTTCGGCGACGAACGACAATTCCTGAAACGAACGGGTGTCGATGCCGGCGCGCTTGGCGGCGCTGCCGATGTTTGCCACGCCTTCCGCGACCTTGCCGACCTTCTCAATGATCTGGTCCAGGCCACCCACGGCCAGCCCGCCGAAGATGCCGCCGACGAAGCCCTTGCCGAAATCCTTCATGACGCCGCCGACGCGCTGCGAAGCCTTCGCCATGATGCTTTCGAGGCGGTCGCCGGACTGCCGGGCGCGCTTCTCCATTTCCGAGAATTCGCTGGTGGCGGTGCGGCGGGCCTTATTCATGTTGCGCTCGAAATCCCGTATCCGGGCTTCAAGCGCGACTATCAGGCGTTCTTCATCGGCCATGCTGGTTTCCTATGCCTTCATCAATTCATCGAAGTCGTCGCGCTCGAAAATCGAGCGGGTGTTATCGTTGGCGGCAGCGCGCGCCACGGCCATTGCGGTAGCCACCGCACCGTCAATGCGATCAACGGATTTGTTCTTCGCGAACGTCTCATTGCCGTTGCGATCAAACGTCATGGCGATGTTTTCGAAGTGCCAACGCAAGACAGGGTGCCCGCCGTGCTGAAACTGGCGGTCCAAAATTGCCCGCTTCAGGATATCGACTGCCGGGACCATCATGCGCCAGGACTGGTCAAAGCGAGTGACCGGTAACCCATCCTCTAGAAGGTCCGCCATGATCAGTTGCGCGCGTGCCGGGTCGAAGTTGATTTCGCGCACGTCGAAGCGCGCGCACAACTCGCGAATGTGATCCGCGACAACATCGTGCCCGATGGTTGCGCCGGGTGTGACCGATATGAAGCCGTCATTGAGCCAAGCCGGATACGGAACCTTGTCAATGACGGCGCGCTCACGGAGCTGTTCTTCAGGGCAGAAGAACCAGGCATGCACGATGTAGCGGTCGTCACGACGCCAGCACGCCACGACGGCGGTGAGGTCGATAGAGGTCGACATATCGACGGCGAGCCAGCAAGGCAGGTCGGTCAGGTCATCCAGGTCCACCGGCGCGGCACCTTCGTCATAGACGTTCATGGCGACGAACGGCGAGCGCGAGTAGTCGAGCCAGACGTTGAGATTGAGCTGTAGGAATTGCTCCCGGTCGCCCGGACTATGCACCGCGCGGGCAGCTCGTTGCCGCAAGCCGTCGATATCCTGATAGCCGTGCTTCAGGCCGGGATTGACGGCGTGCCAAACAGCTTCGTCTTGCCAGTCAGCATCCTTCGATGTCTCAAAGATCACCGGCAGGAAAGACGGGGCGTCAACCTCTCCGGCTTGCACCTTGCGGCCGTATTCGGCCTTCTCATGGGCAATGTTTTGCGAGCCACGGCCGGCGGTCGTAGCGATAACCATCAAGCCGCCTGTGGTTTTCGTGAGCGACGAGTCCAGCACGTCCCATAGGTCGCGCTTTTTCCAAGCGTGCAGCTCGTCAACAACCACCACGGCCGGCGTAGCGCCGTGCTGCACGCCAGCGTCGGCGGAAACCGCTTCGTAACGGGTGCGGTGCCTTGGAAAGGTGATCCGGTTCTTATAGTCCTGAATTCGAATGTGCGGCCGAATGCGCTTGTCCAGATTGGTCACAAGCGCGACCTCCTCGAAGCACTCGCGCGCCTGTTTCCGCGCCGACGCAGCCGACTGAATAAGCCCGCCCGGCATCTTCTCAGGGCCAAGCAGATGCAACAGGACGATCGCCGCGGCGAGCGACGTTTTGCGATTGCCGCGCGGCAGGAGAAGCAGCACCGTGTTGACGATGCGCCGGCCATCGGGGTGGCGCGGCCCATAGATGCGACGAATGACGCGCTCCTGCCACTCGTCAAGGTGGAAGGGATGGCCGGGTGCCTTATTCTTCGGATGCTTCAGCCGACGAAGCCACTGCACTGCCCGCTCGCCGTATTCGAAGGGGTCATCGATCGGCGAGCCGTCGTCAATCCAAGAGGGACGAGTCGTCGTCATCGTCATCATCTCGGATTGCCGGTCGGGACCGGCTGACAGGCGTAAGGCCAAGTTCGGCGGCGAGCTGCCGGGCCGTCTTGATGGCCGCGTCCTGCATGCGCACAAGCTTGGCGTCTATGCCGGCCTTTAGGAGCTGTTCAATCTCGCGAACCCGGCCGATTGCCACGCAATAGTTTTCCACGCTGCCCATGTCGGCAACGGTGAGAATCTTACGCTCGACAAGCAGCGGCATGATGCGCCGCCATTCCGCCTTGGCATGCTTGGACAGCCAGGCGGGCGCGGCCGGGACAGTCGTCAACGGATCGGGGTCTTGCATCGGGGTAGGCTTGACGCCTCTAAGGTGCGTCATTGCCGAATGCGCTCACAACGTAGCTCGAGCCCGACGCGCCGGCCGATCTCGAGCACGTCGCGAATGTTGTAGGCCTCGCCAGCATAGGTAAGGCGGTCGGCGGTCGTGATCTCGAATGCTGGCGTCCAGCGAATGCGGAACGTGCGCGTGACCGTCTCTGCCTCGCCGAAGGCCGTAGCGGCTTCGTCGGCGGCCATCTGGCCAAGCTCTGCGCGCACGGTCGCCAAGGTCGTCCAGGCCGGCATGACAGCGCCGGACGGCATGACGGTTTCGGCCTCACGCTGAAGGGTGATGGTGCGATCAAGCTTGCCGGCGCGCATCAGATAACCCACCTGATGGCAGCTTCGACGCTGACAACGCCATGGCCGTATTTCGGATCAGGATCACGCGGCCACACGATGCGTGTGAGCGCCCATTCATCAATTGCGAAGCCGTCGCCGGCCGGCGCGTCACGAAGCGCATCGGCGACCACGCCGCCGATTGTCTTCGCGGCATCAAGGCCGTCTTCGATTGCCCAAATATGCAGGTCGAGAAAGACGCGCGCGACGTATTGCCCGCCTGCCGCGCGGCCAAGGAATTGCGTCGTGCCGTTGGCGATCATGATTGCCGGCAGTTTCTCAGGCCGAGTGCTGCCGGCACGGATATGTTCGGCGGGCACAAGTGCGGTGAGCACCGGCAAGGCAACAAGGTGGCCGCGAATGGCCGTCTGTAGGGTAAGCGAGGGTTCCAGCGTCATTGCCCGTCCCACTTCTCACGAACGGCCTTGCCGATGGCGCGCTTGATCCTGCTTTGAAGCTTCTTCCGCATGAGCCGGAAGGCGGGCCAGAAATACGGCTGCGCGCCGGCTTCGGCAGTGCCGTATTCGACCAGATGCGCATAGCGAACCTCATGGTCGCCGACAGTGACAAGCACTTCGGTTTCGCCGGCCAAGCGCGAGCCGCCCGGCTGCGAATAGGCGGGCGTTGTGCCGCCCGGTGGGGTGACGGCAATCGACTCTTTCAGCGCGCCGGTATCTTCCGGCGCAAGGTGGCGCATCGCGTCGGCAAGCTCATCACCGGACTTGATCAGCGCCGGCCTTACGGCCTCGCGCACCGCCTGGGGAATCGCTGCCATGCGGCGGTCAAGCCGCTGAAGCTGGGGAGACAGGGCCATACTACGCGCCCCATTCCCGATACGGCCGGAGAAGATCGTAAACGCCAAACGGAATGACTGCGCCCGTATCGCCGAACGTCACGGCCTCGCGCTGCTCATACCAGTGCGCGGCGAGCTGCAAAGTCGCCTCCGTGATGGTGGCCGGCAGCGGGTCGAAATCGGCGAGCGGCTTGCCGACGAAATCGGCAATCCACTGTTCGGCCGCTGCGATCTTGTGAGCCAAAAGCGCGTCATCGGCATCGTGATCGATACGAAGATGCTGCTTCAGGAGGGGTAAGGAAAGCAGGCTCATTCCGAAATTCCTATTTTCGGCTTCTCTTGCGCGAAGCTCCCGGCGCCGGTCCCCAAGGCGCTCGGAAAATTGGAGACCACCCCCGCCCTACGCTGCGCGGGAGTGGGTGCGCTCAACGCCTGGGCGATCGTCCAGCCTTTAGCGAGCCGCTGCCGCAAGAGCGTGACCGGCACATCGACAACTGCCGACCATTCGCGAAGCGTGAGCGTGCGGCCGGCACATTCGTATTGCTTGCCATGGATGCCGCGAAGGTTAGGTCGGCGCGGGTGCACGGCTTCTTCTATCGAATAGCCAAACGTGTTGATGCGCGAATACAGCGTGCCAGGGCGCACGCCAGCGATGGCCGCGAGCTGTTCAATGGTGAAGCACTGTCCACGGTATGAATAGAGCTTGTGAGGTTTGCGCCCGCGAATGCTCATGCGATGTCTTCCAGTGACATGGGCTTGCCCTTCATGGCGAGTGCCGCTTCCATCGTGCGACCTTTGCGAATGCGCTGCGCTAGAGTGTGCGCAGAAAGGCCGGCACCGGTTGCCCATTCGGTGAGAGTCTTCGAAACACCGTTGACAGCGTAAAGCTTGGCTTTGCGGCCGAAGGGATTGCCGGGGTTGGTGCGAGGCTTCCGCTTGTAGTCGGTGCGCAATGCTTCGTCGGGTGTCCGGCCGCCAAGCAGTCGGCTTCTCAACGTGTATTCCGGGATGGAAAGCAGTGCTGACCATTCGGCTAGCGTGAGGGTCTTACCGTGGGCAGTGTAGCACTTGACCACGGTCACGCGCGGCGGCTTCACTTCCTGTTCGGGAATAAGCTTGAACTTCTCGCCGGCACGAACAGCATCGTCATAGCGGCGGATCACGGCCAGTGAGCGTTCATAGACGGCATCGGGATCAAGGCCGGCGAGGTTGCAGACGTCAATGAAGTCGCGATTGCAAAGATTGAACCAGTTGCGTGCCTGCGAGCGAACGACGTCACGGCCTGAATTCCGGCCATCCACTGTGCCGCCGTCAGTCGCATCATGCACCGCCTGAAGGATGACGTTCGCCCATAGGCTCTTTTCGTTGTCGCCGCTCATGGCCGGCGTTCCTGCGATTGCAGCGGGCCGTCATGGCAGGCTTTGCATACCGGCATCCAATTGGTGCGCTCCCAGAAGAGCCGCATATTGCCCTTGTGGGGGATGACGTGGTGCACGATGGTCGCCGGCCGGCCGCAAGCCTTGTGCTGGCAATAGGGGTGCGCACGAAGGTATTCGGCGCGCGCGTTCTCCCATTGCCGCGTATAGCCACGGGCACGGGCATTGGGGCGCTTGCGATCGTGGCGAGCCTTGCGGGCACGATCCTGCACTGCCTGACAGGCGCAACGCTCGCCGGCTAGCACTACCTTGCCGCAGGAACAGATACGGGGTGGACGAGAAGGCATCAGCGATGCCTCGCGAGGTCGCGAAGCTTGGCGAGATTTGCGTGAAGCTCTTCAGGCGAGATATCGGCTTCGTGGGGATCGTATTCGGTCGCTGCCTCATCGGCGCTGCCATAGATGGACTTCAGCCTTTCGCTATGTGCGGCGACAATCTGAGCTGGTGTCGCGGCCAGAGCATCGGCTGGCGACCATCCAAGCCCGGTGGCCATGCCGTAGTAGTATTCTAGCGTTTCCTTAATCGAGAACCGCTTACCCCGTCGTTCGCGTTTTTCGGAATCGTGATCCTCTCCTTCAACGATGCCGAAGCATGCCTTCAAGAGTTCGCAAAGAGGATCAACGAGGTGCCTGAGTTGCCGAGCGCCTTTTTCATCGACCTGGGCGATGAGAACACGCTTGGCAGTCATACTATCGGCAGTCTCGGCCACGATATCTTCGATGATGCTGAGATTGACGCCAACGACGCCATGGTAAAGATTAGTTAGGCCGTGCCGGCACTGAAGGATATATGCGGCCCGTAACGACGGCCGCAACCGCGCGACCATCTGGTTGTGCTGGATTACAATATCGTCTGTTACGAGCCGCATTGATGGGTTACGCTGCCACCTTCAGCTTCAGGAAGCGGTCGGGGTGCGACACGTCACCACCGACGCGCTTACGGGCATGGAAGCGCACCAGTCCCTTCGTGGCCTGCGAATAGGGATCGCGAAGGACAGACAGCCCGACGCGATCGGTGATCCGGTAGCCGGACAGGTCGCCGAACATGATCGGGTAGGCGTTCGCTGCCACGTCGGGCATATCGACCATCTCGACAATCGGCCGGCCAAGCAGCGTCACCGGTGCGCCGGCCGTGATCGGGTCGAGCATGATGAACCGGCCGGTGCCGTCCTTCAGAACGCGCAGCGCGCCGAGCGTCTTCCGGTTCATGAGCCATACGCCATTCTGCGCCACGACAGACGGCAGCGTATGGAACATGCCGATGACGGTCGCGGCCGGATCGGTGCCGAGCGTGGCAGCGTTGCCGGTCTTCACTTCGGCGATGCCGGTCGCGGCGAGCAGGCCTTTCGGCTTGCCGGTGCCGTTGCCGGACACGAACGCCGCCGCTTCCGTCTTGCCGAACGACTCGCCGATATCGGCCGCAAGCTCGCCCTCCAGATTGTAGGCGTTGTCCTCCAGAAGCTGCGTCGAGATATCGACAAAGGTCGCCAGCTCATAGGGCGTGAACGTCGCCTGTTCGAACGTCATGTCGGACTGCGAACGGTCGTCGGTTTCGGCAACCCACGTTGCGGCGGTGCCGGTGAGCTTGCGGGGCAGCTTGATCTCCGGCGCGGCAATGGAAGTCACCTTGGCGTAAGCGCGCACCGGCGAATATTCGACGATCTTCTTCAGGATTTCCGAGCCGAACGCCTCCGGCGCGAGATAGCCGCCCTGACTGTCCGTCGAGACGACGAGGGCAGCGGCGACCTTCTGTTCCATGCGCTCGACGCCGCGCCGGGCGAACTCGATGAACGCCTTGCGCTCGATATCCACATTGTCATTGTCGGCACCGGGCACGTTGTTGTTCGCAGCGGCCGGCCGGTTGAACTTGGCTTCGAACCTGTCGAGGCGGGCGGTGAGGTTGGCAAACGACTTGACCGTCTCGGCCACCTCGTTGACCTTGGTTTCCAGTGCCGCGATTTCCGGCGCGGCCGCCGCATTCTCATTGGGCATTTCAGTTCCTTCGTGGGTTGCCGCGCCATCCATGGCGGCTTTCATTGACGTGATGCGCGCGCCGGGATGGCTAGGGACGGCGACGATGCTGATTTCGTGAAGATCGAGGGCGGTGATTGTCCGGCCACCGTTGACGCGGCCTTTGGAAGCCTTGGTGACGAAGCCGACGGAAAGGCCGGTGACGGCCTTCTCGCGCACCAGGGCGCGGACTTCGCGGGCACGGGCAACGTCATCAATGAGAAGCCGGCCCTTCACCTGAAGGCCTTCGGCGGTTTCGGTGATCGAATCCCAGACGCCAACTGCCTGCGCCTGATCATGAGCGAAGAGCATCGGCACGCGCGGCGGGATACCGAAAGCGCCCTTCTCGATAACGTCACCAACCATGTCCGGCGAGCCGAAGGGCCACGCAAGGCCGGTGATCTCGCCGACGTCGGAAACGGTGAGCTGCGCTTTGACTTCAAGCCTGTTCATCGGTGTTCCCTGCATTGACGGCGGCGGACAGGTCGTCCCCGGTGCGCGCGGCCTCGTGGGTGTCCGACGTGATCGGTTTGGCGGGCGTGCCGAACCACACGGCATCAATGATGCCGAGTGCGATTGGGAAGGTTTCGGCGAGCGGGCGCTTTTCGGCGTAGGTGGTGACAAGCGCGGCGGCTTCAGCCGGCGTGGTGCCACCACCGATCAAGCCAAGCCGGATGGTTTCAGTGATGTCGGTGAAGGCAAAGCGCAGCTCCTTCACGCGATAGAACAGAGTGCCGATGCCGGCGCCGGTCTTGCGCTCCAGCTCGCGAACGAGGTCGAACGGAAGGGCGAAGGTGCGCTCACCGTCGCCGAAGAATGCGACGTGCTTCATGCGAGGAACATCACCGCGAACAGGCCGGCCACTAGCAGCGTCCAGGCGATTTCATGAAGCAGGTAGGTGCGCTTGCTCACGCGGCGGCCTCGTTGGGTTTGCGGTTATCGTTCGGCGCGGCCGGCTGCATGGCAGGGGCCGGCGTCGTGAAGGGGCTGGCGAGCGTGTCGCCGCCTTCGATGGGCGGCATGTTCAGGCCGGCGCGCACCTCGTTGGCCGTCATCGCGCCCATGGCGCGGAACTGCTGATAGACGGTGGCGCGCGTAGCCGAATTGGCGGTGAGAAGATCGTCGGTGACGAACTCGATATAGAAACCGTCAGCGCGCTCTTCCGGGGTGAGCAACACACGCGCGTAAGCCCATTCCCATGTGTCCAGCCATGACCGTAGCGTAAGCGTAAGGAAGGACTGGAACATCTCTTCGGCGTTCGACCACGTAGCGCGGGAAAGCTCGAAAAGCAGATGCGGCGGAATGCGGAATACACGCGCGATCTCGCGCACCTGTTCAACACGCATTTCGGCGAACTGCGCGTCAACGCTCGTCATCGTGACCGGCTTGTATTTGGCACCCTGGTCCAGAATAAGCGGGTCGCTCGACTCGTTGGTGCGCCACGCGCGCCACATCTTTTTCAGATTGGCGATTGCGCCGACGCCGTCATCACGGCCGTTGAAGGTGCCTTCCTTCTCGATAACAGCGGCAGGCTTCGCGCCACCGGCGAAGAGCTGCGCGGCGTGCTTTTCGAGGATGGCCGCAATGCCGATTGCCTCACGGCCGGCATTGATCGGCGCGAGGTCGAGCTGCGCGGGAATATGCAGAATGTCGCGGAAGCTGTAGCGTTTCGTGCGATTGCCTTCGCGAACCTCATAGACCGGCTCGCCCGTTGTCGCGTCGGCTTTGACGGTGACGGCGTTCGGGTCCAGGCGAAGCAGTTCGACAACGCGACCGTTGACACGATTGGCGAAGGCGAAACCGCCCTGGTTATGTAGAAGGGCGTCACGGGTGAGCCGTTCGCGAAGCTGCCCGGCCGATAGCCATTCGTTGGCTTCGTCATGCACAAGGCGGTAGGCGGGGTGTTCGGTAGCGGCTCGCTTCCCACCGCCGGAGCTGCTTACTTCTACGGTTGAGGAATACACTTTGGCGGGAAGCGAGCCTATCGCGCCGGTGATGAGCGCAATTGCAGAATAGACGGCAGGAACACGAAGCGCGCCAGATGGACCAACTGCAACGCCAGAAGCAGTTACAGGCGGGCAGAAGATTTCATAGGCTGCTGAATCAGAAAGCGAGATCGATTTCTTTTCGATCCCGCTTCCGAACAAACCCCTGATGAACGCGACTGGACGCAACGACAAAACTTCCTGAACTGAACTTTCAGAAAATATTGTCTCATGCGAGATTCTGCCTACAAAACGAAATATTTAAACAAAATTCAAATATTTAAATTGACTTTCGTCGCATATTAGTATCTAAGCATATACGGGATACAGGTGTTTGAGGTCCAAGCCCTCGTAAGCCACCTTCCCGATAATCTCGACACGCTGTTCAAGCATGCCCTGCGGGATCGTGCCGTATTGGCCGGTCATCGTGTGCGACGTGTGCCCGACAAGAAAGCCGAACTGTTCATCAAGGTAGCCGGCTCGCCGCGCCGCATCAACGAAGCCATGCCGGAAGCTGTAGAGCGACAAGCCGCGCCCTGCCTTCATGCCAAGCCGGATCAGGTAGCGGCCGAACTCGCGCGAGAAATCGGCCATCATCTGGCCGCGTGAGTTGCGGGCAGCGTCGGGAAAGAGCCGCTTCTCTCGCCTCGCCTTCATGGCAGTGTGATAGGTCAGGAAGCCGAGCCGCTGCAATTCAGGATGCACCGGCACGACGCGCATTGACCCTGCCGTTTTGACGCTCTTATCGCCCTCCCCTTCTTCGGTGATATGCATGATCCAATGCCCGTGCTGTTGCCGCACGTCCGACACGGCGAGCTGGGCAATCTCTGCCGGCCGTGCGCCCGAATAGAGCATGATCAGCGGCACCCAATAGCGGTGATCGCGAACAAAGACATTGCCGGGCTTGGCGATGTTGCGCCATTCGTCGGCGCTGCGGCACCCGGTGAAGAGCGGCGACTTGAACAGTGCGTTCAATTGCTCCGACGTGAACGGCCGCGTCGTCTTTTTCTTTTCTTTCGCCAGCGACATGCCACCGGTGGGATTCTGGTCTAGGTAGCCATGCGCCACCAACCAGTCGCAGAATGCGCCAAGGCTCGACAAATAGCGGTTGACGGTGCGCGGTGTGATCACCGGCTTTTTTACCGTCTCGTTGTGCTTGACGATCTGCGGCAGCTTCATGCCGGCGAACGCGGTGGATTCCGTCGCCTTCACCGGGTAGCGGATCAAGAGCGCCTTCCACTCGCGCACGGCCCTTTTGTCGATACGGCGCACCGGGCACGTGCTGCCGACAGTATCGACAAACGTGCCGATGTCGCGGCGCGCTTGGTTGAGGGTGTCGGCGGTGATCCTCTTCGGATTCTCGGCGGCGTATTGCTCGAAAAGCTCCATGATCGTTTCGCCGGGCGCGGCCTGTTCGCGCGCCGTGCCGGTGGCGGGCTTGACGATCGGGTCTTTCGGCGTGCCGCTGTAATCGCCCTGGTCACGCTCTAGCGTGCGCTGCAAGCCCTCAATTTCGGCGCGCATCATCTGCCGGGCAAGATCGCTGCGATCGGGCGATAGCTCATCAATGAGCAGCTTGTTGCGCTCCACGTAGTCGTCAACCTCATGGGCGATCAAGGCGGCTTCGCCTTCGACCAGATGCTTTCGCAAGGCGTCGAGCTTGGCGCTACGCGCCTGCGCCTCGTGTGCCCGGCGCAACTTCAACACCATCACGTCAAGGCTGGCGTCCAGTGCGGCGAGTGGGTCGCGCACGTTGATGCCTTCACGCTGGACGCGCCCGACGGCCTGTTCGGTCGCGGCCTCGATATCGGCTTGCGTAGGCATTGCCTGCCGGGCTTGCTCGTCACGCTCAAGGGTGGCCGTGTAGTGCTGCCATACGGCGTCAGCCTTATCGTCGGCAGTCAGCATGCGCCGGGCGCGAAGGTCGTCAAAGTGCCGGTTCCATGCTTCGACCACCGGCCAAAGCAGCCGCTTCGCCTCGTGCTCATCCTTCGTGCCGAGCGCCTTCACCAGCTCCCGCTTGCCCATCACGTCGATAAGATCAAGGGGAACACGGGCACGTGCATAGTAGGATGCGCCGCGCCGCAGAAGGTAGCTTAAACGAGCCAT